CGTCCGCAATTTCATCAAGCGGTATTGTATCCTCTTTTCTTATTAAGCAATGAATAAGCTTTGCAGCTGTGTCAAAGTCAATTAGAGAATACAAACTAACAAGCCTTGTTAAATCGTCCGACCCTTTCGTTTTGATGTAAACATCCGCAAACCTGAGCAGTGTATACCACAAGTCTAGACCTGTTTGTTCATGAAATGAACGCATAGCGCCAAGCGTTAACTTGGCGTTATATGTTTTATAGCAGAGCTTAATTTCCATTACGATTTAGTCACAGCGCCAGATGAGCTTAATGTAAAGGTTGCTGTAACCTTGTCGCCATGAGGTGATGCAATAGCTACTCCGCTTGGCGCAAACTTACCTGTGAATGTTACTGGCGTTGTGCCTGGGTATGTGATCGTGTAATCATCTTGAGTACAAGTTAATGACTCCGTAAGCATTGCTTGAAACTCAGTGTCACTATTATAAACACAAGTGCCGCTAAAAACATGCTGTTGAGATGAAACTTCGCCATCTAATAGAAGTATGTTGTCACCAGCTGATTTATTACTAATATCAATCGGCGTTCCGCCAATAGTGTGCGTAATCTCTGCCTGACCAACAATCTCAGCTGCTGGTGAACCTTTTTGAATAATGACGTTTGTGCCGTTAATTTCTTCAGCCATGTTAAATCCTCGCTGTATATGCTATAAAATCAATTGTTACATCTTGCTTAATGTAAGAGTCGTCATATTGCATTTGATTAGCTCTTACATCTGTTATGCTTACTTCCTGACCATTATAAGTTATTTGATTAACTTGGTCGAATGCTGACTGTATTGAGTCAACCAAGGCTAGTAAATCATTGTCGTAATTTGTTACACCGCCTGCTGAGTCGTTTCTAGCTGTGTAGCATGAAATCTGAAAAAAGCCCTCATTTTGCTTTGAGCTTTCAATGTTTTTTGCAGTTCTAGGCGCATCAACTGGAGCATAATAAAACGCTAAAAAGCTAGACTTTCCAAGCTGAGAATCAAGCGACTGGCCATCGAAAACAATATCTTGATCTGTTATTCCAGCAGGCAAGTTAGTCAGTGCATGATTTAAAATTGTATCTCTAATCGCTTTATGGCTCATAATTGCTTAATCTTCATTTGTGCACGCTTTAAGTTAACTCTAACAAAACCATTTGGTGCTTTCTCACTAAAACCGTTAGCGGAAAGTTTAACGTAACTTTCGCTTACCTTATCCCAACTACCTTTCTTTACAGGGCTTGGAAATCCGCCATACTCAAGCTTGTTAATGTAAGGTGTGCTGTTAGTAAAGAATATTTTTTTACCAAGAACGTTTTTTGGCATCTTTGAGAGCTGAGCAACACCGCCGCCAGTCAGTGCGCTTGATGGATTTGCAACACTCAAAAACCAGCCTTGGATTGCTCGCCCCTTATCCTCTGGTGTCATTTTGACAATAGCTTTAAGCGCCTCAAAGTAAATAGACTTAACACCAATATTAAGCGCCTCTATCCGCTCTTTTATTGCAGCATCTAGCCGCTTTCTACCCTTAAGCATTACCGCTAACCCTGCATTGTGCAAAATAAATTAAAGTATCGCTTGTTGGCGCTCGCTCATCAACGCTTATAACTAGATAGGTAGTTGCGCCCTGCTTTACAACATCACCAGTTTTAATTGGTACGTCGTATTGCGATACAAGTTGCCTATCACCTGTTTTGATGTTCGAGTCATTTAAATTCTTGTCGTATGATTTGAATATCGCATCTTTTAGTAAAACATCATTTGATGTTACAGTTCCAGGTGATAAAGGATTGCCAGGCGTAACGGTTTTTTGCACAAGGTAAACAGGCTCACTAGCGCTAGAGCCAGTTTTTGCTACTGCTTTTTTTAAGCCTTTCGCAATCTTAGCGCGAATATCACTGCTAGCCATTACGGTAAATACCCCATGCTTCCGCGATATAAACCGCCGCCAGAGCCAAGACCGCAAACTTTAGATAAGTAGCTTTTGGTTAGCGGGTTAAGTGCATTGATAGCACCCTTAATTCGAGTGTTGAAAGTTGTGCTTGACGATGCTTTATATGACTCTTTGTAAACGTCAACAACCTCAAATGACTCTAGCTGACTTCCGTCGCTTGTTTCGTTTACATCCAAGCCAGAGTTGATTGCGTCTGTGCTGTATAGCTGAGCTAATTTAACTTCTTGAGGTATCACATCGCTGTCAACAAGAAAGCAATTTGCGTAAGCATTTTGTCGCGGATAAATACCAGTTTGCTCTGAGCTTACTCGTTGACCTGATAGTTGAGATTCTTGCGTCAATAAATAATTATAGCCAAGACGCAACTTAACTTCTGCGTCAGTGTCATCAGTTGGTAATGTGATTCCGTAATTAGCCGCAAGCGCTCTAGCGTCAACTAAAGATAAAAAACTATCAGCGTTAGGAACAACTGTTCCATCTTCTACAATTAAAGGCATAAAAAAAGCCAAGCTGTTCAACTTGACTTAAGTATAACATTACTTTTCGGTTGTTTGAAATTTAGCTGTCTTTTGGTGTTATGTTGTATTTGTTCAAGATTTGCTTTGCTGCAATATTTGAATCTTTAAATGTTAATTCATCACAAAACTGATGAATAATGCCGGCAACATCATCTTCAATTGTTGGGATTGGTTTTATTTTATCAATCTTTACTGGCAAATACTCACCTCTCATAATGATAATTATACAGCCATCAGTGTCTGGTTTATTGATTAAAACCTCAACTTCATCAACGCAGTAATTAACAATGCTCCCAACCGGCGGCCATTCACCGCGCTCATGCATTTCTTTTGTGTATACTGGTTTCATATTCACCTCTATATAATTAATGTTGCTGCGGTATTCTTCCGCTTCTGCCAGGTATGGCGTTGTTATTACTTCGCTTGTGGTTTTGTTTTTGAATTTATACACAGTTTACTTAACCAGTATTGGTGTGAATCCTACGTTCTTTCTGCATTCAGCAAGCTCGGCTTCCGTTCCTTTTCTGGCGAACAAGTTAATGCCTTTTGGTGTATTTATGTCTACCATTGCCGTTTCATGTCCCCGACTTATTCCGCAAATGAAATCACCTGTCTCTGGCAAAAGCCCTGCAAAAACCTCAAGAGCTGCAAAGTTAAGCTCTTTGTATTTCACTTTCCTCTGCAGTAGTATGCTAAATACATTAACAAGCGCAAAGCCATTATTTTTAAAGTCAAGAAACATGTAGCTGTTACTTATTCCTTTGCTGCTTATGTTGTATTCCTCTGAATCGCTAAGGCCAAAATGGGTTGGGAATATAAACTCAAGCAGCTCAACTGAATCAACGTGCGCGCTACTTCTTTCTTTTTTACTCATAAATCACTCCTTAAATGTTTAGTCTATTATTTCGCAAGCTTATCAAGCAATTTCTTTTCGATTATTTTTATAGCGCTTAAGGCATTCTTTATATCATCACTACCATCAGATGCAGTAATAATCCAATCTGCTACATCTATTTTTTCTTTTCCAATTAAAAGATCATCTTCGTACAAAGAAGACTCTATATATGATGCTATTGTGACACTGCCATCTGAATTAAGATCAAAAAATGATTCGACACCATCTCTCAAGCCAGAAGCAAGCTCCTTCGTTGGTATGTTTATTGATGCAACACCAAGTATTCCAATGTATGTATTTTCGCAATCTGCGTGTATTTCGTATTCTTTACTCATAAATCACCTCTCTGTTTTGTTGATGTTATTATTTCGCAAGCTTGTAAAAATATCCAATTCATTTTTTCGATTACCGATTATCTGTTTAATCGATTTAATTCGCTAGATAAATTATTTATACGTGTTTATAGTGATAAAAAACAAACGAGGTGAATTATGAAACTTACAATAACTAGCGCCCTGTACCACGGCATGCTTTGTGAAGGTTTTATCTATAATATTAACTGGCACAAGGATGGTGGAACACTTTTTGGCTTTACTGAAATTGATATTGTCGAGCCAGTTAGATTTATCTCTGATGGTGAGTTAATTTGTTACGTGAAAATTGGTAATTACATATTGATAGTTGATAATTGCTCAGCCATAAACGCGGCAAGGCTTCAAACAGTAAAAAAAGAAATGGTTGTTGCGCACGAGTGTTCAGCTATTGATTTTATGCTTTATTCTATGAAGGTAAATGGTGATTTATGATAACTGAGCAAGATTTAGAAATTGAACGCAACCGAATCAATATGATTAAGCAGGCTCAAAAGGATTACGAAAAGGCGAAAGTCGAATATTACGCAGAATTAAAAGCCAAACACGAAATGCGAAAACTTGAATCTGATACAATTAAGGAGGTGTGGGATGATTAAATTTATTGATTTTGTTTTTGAATATGCAACTTATGTTATGTTGTGTTTAATGATTGGCTTTGCGATTGGCTATGTTTTAGTTGGGCCAAAGGTTTTAGATATTATTATTAATTGGATATGGTGATTTATGTTACAAGGTAATTTTGGTGGTAATGAACAAGTGCGCTGTGATGAGATTTGGAAGATTGCAGCACGTAATAATGTGAAGTCTAAGCAGGTTACTTACCGCATTAATGGTGAGCGTGTTAGTAAATCTGAGTTTGATAAATTTAAGGGAAGCAAGTGAAGGAATTAAAACCGTTTTGCAAAGTTGAAAAAGCGATAATATGGCTTATCGCTTTTGGTATGTGTTTTGCTTTTTGGGCTTTTTTTATACTTCTGTTAGTATGATAAAGCTGTCTTGTCTAGCGGTGACATTATCGCTAGACGTTTTATTCTCTATCTCAACTCTAACCCTATCACCTTTCGCTAGATTCGCAATAAAGTTAAGTGGGAAAAACGCAACGTCATCTGGCCCAACTAGGTTATTTACAGTTCTTGATATGTGATTTAGTTCTGTAGGGTAAGTTAAACCGCCATCAGTTGATTTTGTAACCCTGACATCAATAACGTTATTTGCTGTACCTTGTATTGCAAAGTCACCTGTTATTAGATAGTCACCTATGCCAGTTAAGCACTGAAACTCACCGTTTGATGGCTGGTCAAAATGCACCGCCTTTTCAACTGTAAACGTTCCCAGTAATGGCGTGTAAGTATCAATGGCGGATATTACAGTTTCAACCGCAGTGCTTAAAATTGATTTTATATACTTGTTTGTGTTGGCTACACCGGTGTTAGAATCCCAGTTTGACTTAACAGAGTCTGCACTGATATTTGGTGTAATGCCTGCATCAGTTGGATCAACAACACCGGAGCGAGTTATAAACGCCCCTTGCAAAACCATTGACTCATCATTAAGTATATTTGCTTCTCCAAGGTCAGTAAGTGCCCCTGTGGCTGGTAGGTCACAGTTAATATCTGTGATGAATCTACCGCTCATAGTTAACCCAGTTCCAGCCTTAAATATAGAAGATAAGTTAGATAATCCACGAACAATTGACGTAGAAATCCTTGCACCGCTCCAAGCGCCCCTAAATTCTAAAGCCGGCGTGCCGCCAAATCTGCCAGAACCAACCTCCAGATACTGCCTATAGTCATCAATGAATCCAAGTGATGTGCAATCATTAAAGTTTACTTTGTCAAACTCTATCGCTTCATCACCTGTAGCGCCAGTTATGCCCCACAATGATGAGCCAGCGCCGCTTACTGTAAAAGTTAGATCTTTACCAAGGATATTTCCGCTACCACCAGCTGGTGATGTAAACATTGTGTAATTATCTGCGCTTGAAATTAATTTTGATGTATCGAAATTATAGCCAGATAAATATAATCCGCCAGCAGGAACTTCGATAGACTGGCTGCCCATATCAATAACGCCATCAATAAAATATTCTTTGGTTGAATCCAGTGTGCCAGATAAATCAGCCGCGCTAGTTACATTAACTCTACCAACCAATCCAGAGTCAGATTGTATTGCTGACAATATTTCTTCAAGTTGTTTATTTCTTATAGACATTTGTCATTTCTCCAATGTCAAACAACCTTGGCAGGCAAGCTCATCCTTTGAGCGTTATTCCTTAGTGATTGGCAGTATTGGCAGTAGGTCGGGAGCGCTCCACATTTTGCGGCCCTGCCAAGGCAACCGCAAAATCATTATACAGTTAAAGCAAGTATCTGTCGAAGCTTGCCATTCATTGTGACTGATGGTGTAACAGTTCCGCCAGATAAGATGTTTATGATTCTATCTAGCTCGCAATTTCTCCAACAGTCATCGTCTGGTAAACCGTATGCAATACCAATGAGATTTAACAGCTCGTTGCGTGTCATTCGTCAACACCTCCAAAATGATAAGCAACCTCTCTTGCTTGTTGAGTTGATGTAACGTAAATAGCATCAATGCCTAACTCGATAGCCGCGATAACTGCATCAACTGTTTGATCTTCTTTAATCTCAAATCCAGTAGACTCAGCTAGCGCTCTCATCGAACCTTTTTCGCTTTCAGCGTAAGTGATAACTTTACTATTGCCAATACTGACAGCGTTAGGCCTTATTTGTGAATGCTCATCATACAAGGCTAGCGGAATAAAAGCGTGCTTTTCTATTACTCTAGAGTCCATGATGCCCCCGTTGCATTTATGATTGTAGCATTATCGCCGACTGTGTTCCTTGCTGTAGGGTTGTTTGCAAAGCTATCATCTAGCGGCATGTTTAAAACTTCAGTTCCATTGTCAATTATAACTACGTTATAAACCCTACCTGTGCGCAATTTGGTTATTACTTGCGGCCTCATGATACCAGTTATACTTACAGTATCGCTGTAGGTTCCATCCCCCTTAAACTCACCATTTACGTATGCTGATATAGTTCCGGAAACTCTTTTCAGCTCCAAATAGTATAACTCTCCATTAGCTATGTCGGTTAGGACGCCATTAATATTAATCCCTGCGCTGTCAGCTATCTCTATTCTCCCATCTACTTGCTCGTAACACCTACTGAGGTTTGTGCCACCAAAAATAGCAGTTGCACTTGTTGTGTTTCTCTCTAAGTATGCTTTAAATTCAAAATCGCCAGACAGTGAAATTTCATTTGCTAGATTTATGTATTGGTCTACACCATTACCAGAGAAATACCACCTCTCTGTAGGTGCTCCACCTCCAACAGCGTCGCGCCAATCTTCTAGTAGCATATTTCTGTTATTATGGTTTCTCACTGTGCCGCCTAGTGCGACAATAATTTGAGCTAATAGCCCGTCTCTTGTATTACTCATGTTCTAATGTCCGCATAAGTAAAAAGCCACTATTCAGCGGCTTTTTTTGGTTTACGTTTTGGCTTTTATTATTTCGCTTTTTTTGCGCCAAGCTTAATTGCTTTGGCAACGTAGTAATCTTCGCCAGAAACTTCTTTATCTTTAAAGTCGTGTAATTCAAATGATGCCGCTGTTACTTTTTTGTCATCATAAGTTAAAACTACATCGCTTTTTTTATATAATTTCTTGTTAGACATAACACCTCCTTAAAGTGTTGTAACAATTACGCCGGCTGTATCTTTGTGACCTAAGTCAGTAACACGACTCCAGTTTGCTGCATTAGCCAATGCTGCATCATTCGGTTTTGTCACAGTCTTATCCCATGTATAACCTTTGATACCCAAACCAAAAGAACCTTCGGCTTTCATAATTTGCTTGGCATTTTCTTCTGACAAGTCGAGATCTTCATAAGAGCGCATATCACCTTGATCTTGCACTGAGATACCGCCAGCAACCAAGCCCAACTGGTGATAGTTGTTAGTACCTGCATTATCAAAGAATAGAGCATCAGAATCCGTATAAACTAAAGGTCGGCCAAATGGGTCTGAAACAATAGCAACATTGCCAAATTCAAATAGTCGGTTTGAGTTTTGTAACGAGTTACCCCAAATATCATTCATTGATTTAGAGTGCATAACCCATGCAGCAATTTGCATTTGACGATCGCCAAACTTTGCAGCGCCAGCATTTAGTGAATCTAAGCTCGCTGTGCCAGCTGTGCCGTCATATGTTACATCTGCATCATCAATTGCAGCTACAGCACTGTAAAGCGCAGAGTTAAGCATGTACCATAAAGCACCTTGAGCAATATCTTCGCCAAATAAACGGCCTGCTTCTTTAGGATCTCGATTAGTCCAGTCAAATGATGTATTTGTGTACTCAATGTTTGGAGTGCCCCAACCGACTTTAGTGTCGATTTTTAGTAACTCTTTAAGGGCGTGAGTTGTTGCAGCTGCGGTTGATGCTGGGTTTCGGTTGCCAACAAGCGAACTTAAGTTTTCAAAAGCCGCCTTTTGATGTAAATCACCTGCAAATGCCATTGTGTCCAACACAATAGCGCCGCGTGTTCCTTGATTAAATAACTGCACGTTTCCCTGCAATGTTACAGCGAACGCGCGGTATGCGTAATCATTAAAGATTTGAAAATCACCTAAAGCCATTTTCGTTTCTCCTAGTTTCTAATAGTTTTAACTTGAGATAGGTAAGCTGTTTTTTCTGCCGCACTCATCTCTGAATATTGTTTACCAGCAAAACTAGAGGCTCCGCCACCATTTCCGCCTGTTGAATTTGCGCCACTTGAATTGACACCATTCATAATGCGCTTAAACGAATCTTGTTCAGCAGCCCAACCTTTGAACTCATCAACGCTATTAGCGACAACATTACCATCTTTCATAAATTTTGTTAATGCTTCGCCTTGTTCATTATAATCAATTTTAATCATTGAATCCAATAAAGCACTTGACACGTCTTTGAAGTCATCGTGAATTAGCGATAAAGCGCCATTTAAGGCTGTGTTTTTCCTATCTCTTTCAAGTGCTTGCTTTGCGTTTTGCGCCTCTTGCTGAGCGATTGCTGTCTGCTCCGCAAGTTGGCTTTCGTAGTGAGACTTTAATCCGTCCATATCACCAGCTAGCTTTAATCTTTCTTCTTCCGCTTTTACTGCCGCTTGTCGCGCTTGCTCTAATGCTTGAGCTTGCTCTTGCGCTGTAGCTTGAACAGTCTTCTTTTCGTTCAATAGCTCTTGTGTTTTATTCACAAGACCAGCCGTTTCTTGCTCAACTGCTGTATTATGCTGCGCTGTAATTGCTGCAATTTGGTCTTCCGATAAACCTTCAACTTTAGATAAATCAAACGTCATAGTGTTACCCTCTAGGTATTTAAAAGGCTCAGCCTTTCTGTTGTTTAAGTATGCGACTTAATTCGTTGTCGCGCTGCTTTAATTCTGTGATAGTTAACGGATTGCCGAGCGAATCAATTGTTAGCTTAGCAAACTTGTCCGGGTCATTTAGCTTTCTAAATGCCTTGCCTAAAGTTGGCCCAAGTATCGCGTCCTGGTCTTTAGCTGATAGCTTAGCCATGTAATCATAGTATCGCTGACCACTCTTAACTGGTTTCGGGTCTAGTTTACCATCAATCCTAAAATTCGATGAGCGCTGCAAATCTTCGTCATCAAACTTGTATTTGTCAGCGACTTCATAAACAAGCTTTCTTCTGCAACTCGGATGGCTCGGAGCTTTTATCCTTGCCAATGCCTTAGCATCATCCTTTGCTGCAAACTCTTGATCTAAGCTCCTGCATTGCTGACTTGTTCTAGAGTCCAGAACAGATATAGACCGATAACCAATCAACGCATCATCGTTAACATCAACAAAAGCTATTGTTGCTTGGTTTGAGTAATGGTTAATACCAGTTATAGCAATAGCTCTTGCTGAGCGCTTAGCGCGTGACAGCGCGGTTTTAGAAACCTCACCTTCTAACTGCATGGCTTGCATTACTCGCGATTGAATATCTTGTATTGTGCCGCCAGCTAAAAAGCCCTGCTGAACAATAGCGTCTATTTCATCAGTCCATTTCTGCCAATAATTACGCATCATCGTGTTATACGTAATAAAATTGTTTTCACCTAGCTTTATAGGCGATGCTATGGCTAATGTGTTTACCTGTGTAGCTGTCGGTACCACAGCATTAAAATCATCTGACTCTATAATGTCATCAAGAGTGCGTGCTGCAAACTGCGCTTCGTATTCGCCAACACCTTTAGTATCGGACTTTAAATTCTTAATGTAATCTTGCAGCTCTAAGCGTGTAAGCTCGTTAATCTGAGCCTTAATTCTTTCCTCGCGCTTAGGCGTTAAGTTCATTCCTCGGTAATGCTCGAATATATCATTTACACCAGATTGGATACGCTCAAGGTGTGGAACGACATCATTGCCATATTTAGCCGCAACCTTCTGCAAATAGATTTGATGCTGCGAGTAAATCGCAACTAAATCATCATTCAGTGCCATTTAATTGCTCGCGTAATGCTTCGTTTTCAGCTCGTAGTCGCGCAACTTCTTCTGACTCACCATTCATACCCAAATCAGATTCGCGCGCTAAGTCTGCAATTTCTTGATTATCAAGCTTTGTCAGCTCAGCCTTTCGCGCTGTCTCGTAAATTGTTTCAACTGGCAGTACACCGCCTTGAACAAGCGCAAAGTGAGCATTAATCATTTCCGGTGTCATGTTGTCAGTTACAAAATCAGTGTTTAGTTTGTAAGTTGACTCACCGCTTGAACCCATAAACATGGCGCACCAGTTAATTAAATTCTCGATACCTTTTGAGCAATTGTGAGTGATGCGTTTTAGTGTCGATACGCTTGCGCCAAACTCCATTTCTTTAGCGCCTAAAGTTTGATTTGTGTTAGCTTCTTGTACTAATTGAGCGCCAAGCATAATCATGCGCCTCTCGTCTTTTTCCATTTCACTGGAAACTGCGCCATCAGATGTGCTTTGCAAGTATTCAACCCTATCATCAGCACCAAGTTGATTTGAGCCGCCAGGACTACAATCCAATCCATTAGGGTTAAGCTCGTAAAACTGCATTGCATCCATGCTTGTAAATACGTTTGTTATGCCTGATGCCCAATAGTGCAAATGAGTCCTATTGTCTGCATCATACCCATAATGGCCTATATTTTGGCTAGCCAAGTCATAAAGTGGGATCTTACCATATTCATGTGTATTTTTATCAGCACCAAAAAACTGAAATGGAATAAAGTTAAACGCTGAATTGTTAGCGAACGGGATTACATCTGAAATCAACTCATCTTTATCATTAAATAGGCGGTTGTGATAAACACCGTCAATCATTACTAGTTGTCTAGTGTAAATAACGTTTTCTATGTTTATGCAATAAGCAAGAGCGCCTTCGCCCATTGGTTTTTCTTCTTGGTGAACTTCAACAAGTCTAACCTCAACAAGATTACCACTTTTATCTGTGCGCGAGTAAACAATGCTTTCAGCTTTATACATGACAATGCGAGCTGCATTTTCTCCACTTTCCATTTGTTGGCGAGTTAGTGCACTTTGATTTTCTGGCATATCAGCAAGAGCGCCAAGTCTACCCAATGAAACGTTTTCATCAGTAATGCACTGAGCAACATCACGCAAACCCATACCAGAACCGTTTGCGTTCTTCTCAAGATAAGCAACGCTAGCATCCAACTCGACTTCTGGCTCTTGCGACCAAATCATACCACCAAGAGATTCAAATGTTCTACCTGTGGCATTGAAGAATCTCGCTCGATTCCAATAAGCTGCCGACTTGTTAATATTTATTTGCTGGCATCGCTTTGCGTGATTGATCTGCTCATCAGTCATGCCACTATAAATATAAAGCCCTGTATCATACGGCTGCGGAAGGCACGTCTTTAACTTGTCTACTTCATACTTGCCAGCGATACATGCTCGCACCTGTTTCCATAAGTGAGACTGTTCGCAATAATTCGAATCTGGCTCGCTTAGCTTGCCTTTGCTTAATTCTGTAGCCATTTTTAAAAGTCCGATACTATAATATTGTTCATTTTAACACCTTAGTTACGCATAGCAAATCTTCGAGAGTTGCCGCGAGCGTGATATTTTTCAGTCGCATATCTAAGTGAATCCCAAAAATGATTGAAGTCATCAATAGGTTTGTTTGTCGGTTTGTTTGTTTTCTTGTCAATATCCCATGAGTAATTCAGAGCTTCGGTCATAAATTCAACTAGATGAGCATTTATTATTATTTCGTACTCTGTTAAGAAGTCGATACCAGCATTAATTGAGTCTTTGCCTTTTTTGGCTGCCTCTATTCTTATTCCTTTGCTTTTCAAACTGTCGATTGATTTTGGTTCTGCGCTATCTGCTGTGGTCATATGCCTATGAACAAGCTTCTCTTTCATCCGCTCCGCAATGCGCTCGTTGCTCATTCCTTTCTCATAGAATCCGTCATATACAAATAGGCGCTTATTCTTTCTGTCGATGTAGCTTAAATTAAACGATGTAGGGTCGTTAGTGTAACCAAAGTCTAAGCCCTGTATACAATCAAGCCCGATAAGCTCATCCTCTTTGATTAATCGCTGGGTAACATTATTGAATATAAGACCTTCTGCCGTACCCCAGTTACCCAAAGCATAAATGTTGTAATAGCGAGGATTTGACTTCTTCTTGTTCCCCATTACCAGTTTGTATTCATCATCAATAAATGAGTTGTCAAGGTAAGTTGTCTTGAGTGTAAACACATCATCAATTGGATCATCAAAGAATATTTTTTTAATCCAGTGTTGCTCGCTTATTGGGTTAAGAGTTAAGGTTATTTGCTTTAAACACCCATGCTCACCACGTAGGCGCAAATCAAGCTGCTCAAAGTCCTCTTGCAAAAGCTCGGTCGCTTCTTCACACCAGATGCTCGTCACGCCCTCGATAGACTTTAGCTTTTCAACATCATCCAAGCCGCTAAACATAAACTGAGAGGCGCTTTCCTTCCATATCATGGTGCGGTCAGTCTGGTTAAAGTGAAACTGGTCAGTTAGACCCCATTTGCTAATGATGTTTTTCATTAGCGTCCAGGTGGACTTTTTAATGGTGCGGTCAACTTTACGAATAATTAGTATATTGTGCTTTACGTGTGACTCCTGCAGCATTCTATAAAGTAGCTTTCTAGCTACAATATGAGATTTACCGCTACCAGCACCGCCCCACGCAACTTCGTACCTGTGCTTGTGAGTAAATAAAGGTACGAATGCCGGCGACTTGTCTTTTACGTGTTGCTGAAACTTGCGAAGGTCTACCATTCAGTATCGTCAGCTGGGATAATCTTGTGCGTGTTTTCTGTTTGTGTTGGCGCATTATCACCCTGCATTAAGTTATGCTCTTTAATTGCAGCTATAACAGCCTGGGCGTTTAACATACCCTTTTCTTCGCTATCGTGTGAGCACTGAATAGCTACGCGCTCCAACATTTCCAGTTTCTTCTGCTTAGACCACGCGAAGTTTTCGTTTGATTTTTTTTGGTGTTCTTCTATTGCTTTCTTGATTTCAGGTTTGCTCAGGTTCTCATTACCTATAGAGTACGCGGTTTTTTCTGAATACCCTGCCTCTATAGCTGCCTGTGTTGCATTGAAACCATTTAGCAAATAAGCCTTAACAAAGGCGTCTTGCTTGTTGGTTAATTTCATCATCTAACCCTATTAGAAAATGTTTGAACTCAGTTCTTTTGTATATTTTAACATAGGCATAAAAAAAGCCCAACTTGTGAAAATTGGGCTTCAAGGTGAATTATGAATCAACAAAAACAATTAGAGTGAATTGCTGTGTAATCATATTAACACAGATATAAAAAAAGCCAAACTAGTTGGCTGTGGTCTTGTCGGGTTTAATCACATAAATAATTTTAATACATCTGGTGCTTTAGCGCCTACCGCAATGCAAAATGCACAAACAACAGCTGTAATCGCTCTTTGCTTTGTAATGCTTCTACCATCAAAAAACTTCTTTGCTTCTGATAGTGTATCTTTGTACTTTTCGTTACTTGCCTTTGCCTGATCTAAGACTGGCTTGTATTCAAGTAAGAATTCGTTGAACTTTGCATCTGTATTATTGTTAGCTTCATGCAAAACTTTAATCTCTTGCGTGTGGCTGTCTGTTACTTCTTTGTGGTATTTATAGCTTTCAACTAACTGAGTGATGCTTGTAGTTAAGTTAGCAATCTCTTTTGTTTGCTCTTTAATATCACTGCGAAGTTCTGTTATCTCGTTCTGGTTCGACATATTTAAAAGTTAGCATTTGTCTGTATCTTATACGATAGTATAGCAAATACAGCCCTTCAATCAATCTAAGTGCCACGTACACATGAACGCAGCCCCATGTAAGCTCTCTTGTATTCACGTCTAGAAAAAAAGGAAGCGCAGATAATACAATGAAGTAGGAATATAACCATCCAATAAGAATCGTGAAGTACATCGCTAAAGGATGATCCATAATTCTCATAATAGGCCGCTTCCCGTGACATTGTAAAAAGATATAACGCCATGATAGCACAAGCTATTGCTGTTTTTAAATTTAGCTTAGAATAGTAAAACATTGCTTGCACGTAAAACATTGTAGTTATTATGTAGTAGTTTGATTCTTTTTCATTGAGCATTAACGTATACGCAAGCTGGCAAAATAAAAGGGATAAAACTAACGGTAGGACTTTTGAAGGTTTTGCAGTTTCTATTTTAAACCTCGCCCCAATAGCCATTACTAGCACATAGAGCGAGTAAAATATTAAATCATCATTGATGATATTACTTTTTATCTTTGTCGCCTTCGTCGCGAGGACGCTGAGAGCCTGTGCCCATGCTTCAATCTCCATTAGTTAAAATCCTCTTTATTATATATTAAAGTTAAAGCCTAGTTAATAGGATTTGTTTTGAAGTGAGTAAATAGTCTCGTTAAATTCTTCATACTCGCTTGTTTGTGGTTCATATGGGTTTTCCACAACCTTGCAATTAGCATAAATCAACTGTGCTAATTCACCTGCCGTATTGTAAGCAAATTTAAACCTTTCGTAATTGAATCTATATTTACATGGTTTGTTGTTGATTGAGATTCTATCGCTCATGATATTCACCTTTTAAGTTAAACCCCCGTTAAGAGGCTTTTTCGCTACACTTGAAATGTGTGTTTATACGCTTCGCTAAGTTGCTTTTTAAGCTCTGCGTTTTCAGCTTGGAGTTTTTTGATTTCACACTCTAGCTCTAGCAATTTATCGTAAACAAAATCAGGATGAGCAATAAAGTCGTTATCAACAGTATTATCATCAAACAATCTATCAAGCTTTGGGCTTAATTCCACATCATTCATTACTATTCACCTTTTAAAATTACATTTAGAGCATCAATAACATCAACTGCGTTATATCCATTCCATGAGCCATCATTAATTAAACTTAACACCTTCTGCTCACGCTTAGTTAGCTCTTCGTTAATCTCTATTAGGTCTTTAGCCATGGTAATCAGTTCTTCTACTTTTGAGCTATCAAAATAGCCGTCATTTCTATTGATTGATAATTCAATATTATCAATAAGCTCTTGGTCTATTACTGTAATTGCGTTCTTATTCATCATATCCACCCATTAGCATGTTAGTTATTAGCCAGTTAATCATAATTCACTCACTTAAATCTTTAATTGTTTTTAATATGCAAGCATCTAATAGCTTGGGGTTTGTTTTGTACCAGTTAGCCACCGTTTGACGGCTTTTATCTACGCTATCAGCTACCATTTGAATAGTTACGTTAGCTTTTAGGTGGCTGGTTTTTGATTTTATGTATTGTGATGGTGTCATTTATTCATCACCCATCTAGTAGGCATAATTATGATAACTGGGTTTCCGTAAAGGTGCTTTTGAAACTCTGTCACTTCATAAATTACCGCTTTGTTTTTATCGTAATTAATAGGCCTAACAGCCATGAAACTTTCTCTTGGAAAAGCTTTTTTTATTACTGCCATGTAATCTATATTTAGCGGTGGGAATTGGCTACCTTTAACCATTTTTTCAGGAATTATTCTTTCAAATTGCGGGTACTTACCATCCTCAATATCAAAAACCTGAGCTGATATTAACTCACCTAGCGAATCATAATGGTATGCAATATTTTTACCCTTACTAAACTCAAGCTTTGTTTTTTGAGACTTGGGTGGGATTTTCCCTTTAAACCTAACGATAACGTCAAGCCTTGTTTTTACTCCGCTATCCATTTGTATTGCAATATGCCCATTTGTTGCTTGTATGTAATTATTGTTTATTCTAATTCCGTTTAAGTAATTCCTAATATCGCCTTTCGCTCTAAATGCGTCCGCAGCTCTCAATTTGCACGTATCTATTTTCATAATTCACCTTGTTTGTTTATTGTGTATTTTTACTGAGTGTATACCTATATATTTAACATTGCAACTTTATTTTGTGCAATAAAAAAGCGCTGTTAGCGCAGCGCTTTGTTTGATCAAGTATATTTTTAGGACATCAACAGTAGTCAATGGTGTTGATTACTTTGTATTTTACACACTCTATCGTTCCAAGCAACTCCGCTACTGTCATATGTTCTGCGTATTGCCAAATAACCTTTTCCATTTCTCGCTCAAAGTCTGCAACTGCACCAGTCTTTACGCCAAAGTCTACACTTTCTACGTTATCGCTCATTTTGAACCTTTTATTAACTCTGTCTTATCACTACTGCTTCGAGTTGTACCAAACCAGTATTGCATTGAACCGCCCCATTCTTTCAGTACCATACCAAGAAGCATGTAAAGCACCTCACGCGCACCCTCTGGCGGCTCTAGCCAAAACAATAAGAATACAATCACGCAAACTATAACCGTTAATCCAATACTAAGAATTGCTGGCATGTTAGAGCGTTTGTGATTCTTTCTAGCATCCTGCTTGTCTTTTGCTTCAATCTCAAAGACATCAACATCAAGCTTTTTCATTTCAGCTTTGAATTCTAAATCCATTTGCTTTAGCTTGGCTAAGTCAGCGGAACTAGCACTCAATACAGCATCGCTAATATCTTGCTCGCTTGCATTTTCATTGCCTAGCAACTTATCACCAATAAACTTTGTAGCAGCACCAGCTAATGGCCCACCTAAAGCTGTGGCTATTGTCGGTGCAATGCTGTTTAGTGTGTTTTTCCAGTCCATATTTAACCCCCAATAAACCCAAATAAAACAACCAGGCTTACAACAACAAAAGCCGCGATGCAAAACAAAGTAAATTTAAACTTACTCTGCTTTGTCTTTTTGTTTCTATATTGCTTAACTAGCATTTTTTCACGCTCTCTATATTTACTCAATGCAAACTTCGACCTGCTCATCAATGCCAATTTTATTTAACAGCTTAGCAAGTGAGGTCTTGCTGTTTGTTACGTCTGGCACACCATCTTGATTTATATCTTTTATAGAATCACCAACAAGTATGCAGCCTTTTATTTGATGAGTGAAATTGCCTGAGTGAATTTGAATGTGAGTTCTGTTTGGCACTTCTAGAAGCTCTAAAACGTAACCATTAGCTGGTGAGTTTCTAATGTACGCCCTGTAAATTCCGCGAGGTATGCAGCTCACATTTTTTTCATTATCAATCCATGGCAATTCAAGAGTGAATAACCGCAATCCGCAAAAAGACAGTACACCTACAGTACAGTCTGGCAAGTGCATCGTTTTAATGTTTATTCGCTTCACTACCAAGCTCCCTTTAAATGTTTAAATTGATTTTTAGTTAACGGCTTTGGGTTCACTTGATAAACTCCTTTAATTCAGGTGGCGAATAACTATCAGGTTTTGCAATCTTGCCTTGCTCGTTAAATACAGGCTTGCCATCAACAAACTTAGACCAGTTAGAGCGGTTAACTTCTGCTAGCGCTTTTTCAATATCAAAACCAAGCATATAAGCCACGCCGATTGCAGTTACAATTTGATCGCATAAGTCATCAAGAACCTTAACTCTGTTAAAATCATTATTGCAATCAAGTTTGTAAACCATTCCGCTATATCTATCTTTAAATTGATTTGATATTTGCGAGATATGACTAGATAAACCATAACACCCAAAAGATTCAGACATCTCTGCAACTTCTTCATAATGACAACCAATTTGAACGCAGATGTCCTCAATGTCTGGCTCTGGCTTTGCCTGTTGAAACCATTCCAAAATTGGTTTTATATTTAAATCACTCATTTACCATGTTCCTTTTAAGTTTTTAATACCAGAGAAGTTTATTGGTTTTGGATTCCAGTTTAATGAACCAGTAAAATCATTATCTCTAGTCTCTGGTTGCTCACCAACGCAAAAGCCGTATTCGATATACTTCCTGATAAATATATTTACGGTTTCTTTATTAGTGAATACATCAACGCACTCAAGTCTATCTACTATCTCTGCCGTGGATAATCGTTCAGGGCGGTCAACGCATACATCAAAAACAAATTCAGCTATTAGCTCATTACCTTTTTTGCCTGCCGCCTTTTCTATTGCCTCTAAACGATTCATAGTTATTACCACGCATTATCAAGATGCTTAAATGCTTCTGGCATTAGCTTGTGCTCTGGATTCCATCTAACAACGCCATCACCTTCAACAGTTCCAAGCTTTCGCCCTTTTACGCCGTCCAATTTTTGATTTCTAACTGGTTTAACTTTTAATCCCAAACCAATGAAAAGATGGTTAATATTCTTGACAGTTTGAACATTAAACTCCTTTGTATCTGTACTTAGAGACTTAGCCATTAAGTGGTTACTCTTGCGAGTGTTACTAGCTAGATTGCTGTAGATTGCAGTTATAACCTCAATAGATGACCGTGACGTTTTACTGACCTCATCAATATATTGCTGCTTAGTCATTGTTCGATTAATCGGCGGAGCGACTTCGTAGCCCATCTTTTTTAACGCACTTAAACACCTTGATAGCTGGCGATGACCAATAACTATGCCGTACTTGTCTTTTATAATCTTAGCGCCTCGCTGAGCCGTCTCACACTCTTTTGGCAAGATAAAAAACTCAAATATAATATTTAAGCGCTGCTCATCAATCTTTGCGTAAACTGGTTTTAATTTTTCAACAATTTCACTAAATTTCATAATTCACCTATTGCGCCCGAAGGCGCTTTAATTAAAATTGCTGGCTTTGACCTTGCTGCGGTGCAAATCCACCTTGCTGTTGCTGCGGCGCAAAGCCTTGGTTTTGTTGTTGGTTAAAGCCACCTTGCTGCTGGTTGTTAAAGCCTCCTTGTTGCTGCTGGTTTTGCCGCTGGTTGTTTTGATTTGCCTGTTCATTTTTACCACCTAACATTTGCATAACACCACTAAAGCCATCAACAATAATTTCAGTTGTGTAGCGGTCTTGACCTTGCTGGTCTTGCCATTTGCGAGTCTGCAATTTACCTTCAATGTAAATTTGCGATCCCTTTCGGACATACTCGCCTACAATTTCCGCCAGCTTGCCAAAGAAGGAAACCTTGTGCCATTCGGTTTTATCAACTTGCTGGCCTGTGTTTTTATCTTTGTAGCTTTCACTTGTTGCTAGTGTAAGATTTGCTACCGCGCCGCCATTTGGCATGTAGCGCACTTCTGGATCTTGCCCTACATTACCAACAAGTATAACCTTATTAATTCCTCTTGATGCCATTTTTATATCCTAATTAAAAAATGATAATAATCTGTTTTCGTCATCTGCAACCGCTGGAACATTAACGATTGCAGCTCGTATCAATGCGTTATAGCATTGCTCAAATTCTTCTTGCTCCATTTTATCAAAAGCAAGTGATTTCGCTTCTAACTTTAGATTCCCACCAATATCGTAAAGCTCATCGTGAAAACCTGCCAGTATAGTTAACTGCTTTCTAAACTCGTTAAATTGCTTATCTTCATCATGAAACTCGTGACCTTGATGCCAGCATTCAAAAACGTAGTTAAAAAAAGCAAAAACTTTACCGTGGAATTTTGGATTCCTACGCTGGACTATCTCAACCTCAAACACACAACCAGTTTTTAACCGCTCTAAGCGCTTAGCTTCTAGGTCGCTAGCTGGCGTGAAAACCCCGCCAGCATTTTTTGTTAAGTTGTATTTAGCCATTTTTTAACTCAGGTAGCATAGCTGGTGTTAGTTTGAAGTTTTTTAATCCCAATGTTCTGGCTCTAAATCTGGCTTTTCATACCCGATAATTTTACCACTTTCATCGACTGAAAAAATAATGTAATCACCAAAACCATTATCGCCATAGCAAAGTAACCCGTTAGGTACATAATAGTTATTGTGTGTTGCAACAACATTTTTACTTTCGTCTAAAAGGTAATAGTCACCAGCATCACAAACTTTAAAATAAAATGAAGCAGTAACGCCGTTAGGCCAACCAACAACACTGCCACTTTCAAGATCTATCAATGGCTTCCACTGAGAGCCAATTTTAAACGGAACGTTACTACCTTCTTCATCTGACTCGCCATTAATCTCTGCATCTTCCCAGTATCGCGGATCAACATCTACTTGCAGATATTTATAGCTAACTTCTTTTTGGGTGTTTTTTATCAATTTCATACATCCACCTATTTATTTACCAACCGGGCAACGTGACCGGCATTTCTTGTTAAATCCAACGCCATTTTTGCATAACTGGCGAACCGCTAAATTAAAATTACCCTCTGTGTTTTCGTCAGCGTAAAGCTGGATTGCTTTTACTAATTCTTCGCTTTGAAAATCTATTTGTTTATATTTTGCCATTACTACCTCCTGATATGAAATATATATTTAATTCATATCACAGTCAAGCGCTTTTAACTCTTTTAATTTAGCTTTGTATGTGTCGCGTATTTGCCATAGCTCATCAACTGTGTATTTTTTAAGTTCGTGAGAACCTTCAATCCATTCAACCTTTTCCAGTCCGACTTTATCAATTAAATTGGGGCGATAATTAACAATGTTACCGCTTAAATAATTGTTGCATGGAGCACATTGCTTGTGACAATTATCCTCGTGGAATTCAAGCTCAGGATGAGCGCCCTTTGTTTTGTAGTGCCCTGCGTGATATTGACCTTGGTGGTGCCTCTGGCAGCTTATACATGGTAAATCCTTGTCACGATACCTAATGAATGCGTTAAACGCCTCACGAGCCGCACGCATGGCTTTTGGCCTATCTTTCATACTTATCTGTTTTAGCTTCTGGCGCACTCGCTTAACTTCATCGCTTTTTGCTTTGGCTTCTTTCTTTTCACGTTCAGATACAGCAAAAGCTTGGGCGCACTGAGCGCCACAAACTTTCTGCATTGAATTAAATGGTGTGAATGGTGATTTACATTGCTTGCACTTTTTTTGCTTTGCTTGTTTCATCTTATTCACCTATAAATTTATTTTTAAGGGCTTGTATTTTATTTAGCTTTGCCATGTAATAGTTTTCCATGCACATAATTTGATCATTGCATATTTTCAAAGCTTCATCGTGGTTTAATACTGTTTTTTCGGTGTAAAAATAACGCTCATCAGCCGACAACCATCCAGAATAAGTGCGGATCTTATAAACCATATGCTCGTATCTATTCTTACCATTCTTCACTCTGTAGCCTTTCGGTGTTTCGTTAACAATCTCGCTTTCAGTGATTTTACCGAAAACAACCGTATAGCATTTTTTACCTTTTACGCATTCACACATATATCACCTATAAATCTATTGTTAAATGTTTTGGTCTAGTGCCGTTAAAACTTCTTTCTTGCAAACTTCTGTTCTTCTTCTGGCTTTTCATCTTGCCACTCCTTAAACGGTTGCTTGAATGATCCATTTTCAAAGCCGAGAATATAATTACCCACCTTTCCGTTTCGAACTTTTGATTTGATTATTTTAGCCAAACCTTTGTTTATTGTGTCTGGCTGATGAACTTCTTCGCGGTATGGGAATATAATCACGTCCGCATCTTGCTCAATGCTTCCAGAATCGCGCAAGTCTGAATTTCTTGGCTCTCTTAACGCTTTATCTGCGTCACGGTTTAACTGAGATAAAAGCAGGATTGGCGTTTTAATTTCTTTCGCCAAAACTTTCATAATCCGCGTTGCTTCACCAACTGCCAAATCCCTGCGAGCTGCGTCCGGCATTTTCATCAACGTTAAATAATCAATTGTGATTAGCGCTAAGTCTGGATGCTGCTCTTTAAATTCCTTGCACTTTTTAACAAGCAAAGGAACGGTTAATTTAGGGTCGTCATCAATGTAAATCGGTAATTCTGACAAGCCTTTCATCGAGCTGCCAATAACGCCCCATTGAGTATCGGACAAATCATATTCACCGAAATCAATACGCATCAGCCTATCAGTTGGTATTTTTGAATATGCGCTTACTTGTCGCTCGAACAATTGGCAGCCGTCCATCTCAAGGCTGAACATAAGCGCCTTTTTACCTTGCTTTGCAACGTAGTCATTTATGTAGAGCGCTAGTGCTGTTTTACCCATTCCAGGCTGACCACCAAGAACAATCAAAGATATTTTTTCAATCAAAACATCTAAGCCAATATCTAAATATGCGTCCTGTGGTGCGCTCTGACGGCTTTCTAGCACACTAACGTACGATTCAGCATACTCATGGAAAGAACGCGGCTTAGATTGACTCTGAGGCGCTAGAATCGAGCTTAACTGATTTAGCTTGTGACTAACTTCTTCGCGATCAAATGGTCTGCCAGATGAAACTTTGCTGATAATCTGGTTTAAATCAATCAATGCAAGTTTGTCGTTGTGCATGTTGATTATTGCCATAGCTTCGCGCATTGGGTCGCGTGTTGGTATGTAATCTTTAGTTATTTGCGCCAAATCGCCAAAGTCTATTTTGCCTTCCAGTTGTTCGGCAACAGACATTAGGCTAATTGATACGTTGAAGTTATCCATTGACTTGATTGTGTTTAACAATAACCCTTGAGTTGGGTTATCAAGCATTTCAGCATCAATCATTGCTAGGGCATCACGCAGGCTCGGTGACACTCCATTGATTAGCGCCGTGCTGAATAGCGTGTTTGCGTTATCAAATATCATCGTTATATCGCTCTTGGTTTAAATATGTTGTCGGGTGAAGTCTGTCAAAGCCTATAAACTTATCACTTCCAGTCGCCAGGTCGTCAAGTCTTAACTTAACATCATTAACAATGTGATTGGTTAATTCGGTTACAGTTTCGTCATCCATTTTCTTAATCACTTTTTTCCAAGCTTTCAAGGCTGATTGTTTGGCTACCTTCTTCGGGTATTCTTTCCACCAGTATTCGAAAGCATCTTCTTCCAGTTGTGCGCGAGCAATCTTTGATTGATCTAAAGTATTTATATCTTTATCACTATCACTATCACTATCACTTTCATTATCACTATCTGCTAGATTTGCTAGGTTTTGTTTGCATTTGCTAGCATTTGCTAGATTTGATTGCTTTTGCTTTCCGCCTTTCTTTCCAGCTAAAGCCCTCTTTTCACTGACTTTTTTGTACTTCTCAAGGTCTCTTATGAATTGGTTCTTAAATGGCGTGAATACCAAGTCAAGCAAATCATCAAGCTCATAATCAGAACCATTGTGATGCGATGCGATAGCTTTAAATAATTTTCCAGCCTGCTCATCTGTTAGCTTTTGCAATATATCCAAACTATCAATATGCAAAAGAAATGATTTTTTCTCTTTCATGGTTTATAATTCCGGTTGCACTGTTACAAACAATTAGCCAGTCTGACCCACTGGCTTTTTTATTTGCACTTTAGGTTCTTACTGATAACTAAATTAATAGCCTCTTGCTTATCACGAGAACCAAGCGCCTGTATTTTTTCTAGGCCAATCATCAAAGCTGCTCGTGCAACATCTGAATTAAATAAATCCAACGCTTCGCCAATGTCATTAATTTTTAGCTTTGCTGTGTCAGGGAATCTAACGTTTAACGGTTTCATAATTTATCCTTTTGTTAAGTTGTAAGTACATTATACATTTATATTGTACGTACGCAATAGGTTGTTTGTTATTTTATGCAAGAGGTATATAATTAAATTTGCCAATAACGGCAAATGTTCAGAAATGAAGTTAGTTACTAAGGTTTGGTGATAAATCTCGCGCTACAGCGTTAAGTAGCAAATACTGAACTAATGTTGTGAAACATGAGTGAAAGTGAACGGATAGTAAAAAAGGCGCTGTTATGCGCCTTTTGTTTTTATCTCTATTAAAACTTCGTTGGTCTCAAATTTCTCTATCTCAAGGTTATGACATATCGATGCGAATATTGCCCCAACACTTTTAACTAACTCCTCCTCTGTTAAATCCATGCTTTGGTATTCATCTAAAATAATTTGGTTTATTTCTCCTAGCGTGTACATCACTTAACCTCCGCTATATAATTACCACGCTCTGTGGTTCGTTTAATTAATACATCGCATTCATGTTGAAAGTCTGAGCCGCGCTTGTAAAGCTTTTTGCCGCCTCTTGGTGTCTTTGCCTTAACTGATGTTTTAAATGCGCTTACGCAAGCTTGTAGCTCGAATAAAGATAGCTTTTCAGCGTTTGGTATTGTTAGGTTCATTTCAAGTCATCCTCAGTTAGCTTAAAATGCTTTGCTAATGCTATTGCGTCTTTTTTATTTAGGGTTAAATCTTCCCTATCAGCAAGCCAGAATTTAACATCTAAAATTGATGGATCTACTTTTTCTGCGTCCTTGTAAATATCACTAAATTCATGCTCGGTAATATCAAACTTCTTTTTAGGTAACGGTTTTGCATCTTCACTTACGCAGTATTGTGGGTATCTTTGGCTAAATACACCACCTGCGAAAACTTGATACCTTCTAACAGACTCAAACACAACTGCTGTAATGCTTTCTCGATAATGCGTAGCCCATTCCGGCGCTAACTCTGCGATTTGTTCATCTGTTAATTTCATAATTCAATCCATCCATTTCCAGGTTATAAAAACATAAGCTAGCGCACTAATAGCGCCAGCGGTTAAATTAAAGCTTGCTATGTTGCTGTATATAGTTAGCAATCCAATCCACCAGCAAAGCATTGTGAAAGTGCCTTTTTCTAGGCCGTGTAAGTCCATTAGTTAGCGCCTTTTTTAATTTTTACAAACAAAAAGAACAAGCACCACTGGAAAATAAGCGATGAAGCGAATCCAATTAACAAATAAACCAAAAATTCCATCACTTAACCTCCAATTGATAACCGTCATTTAACCAGTGGTTAATACGCTCTATTGTGTAATCAATCAAACTGGCTTCGTATGATGAGCGAATATCTATTCTATAATCCATAACGCCGAGCAATACTTCTGATGCGTAATCTTTGTGGATGGTTTCGCCTATAGCGTCATTGCGAACAAACTCGCACACTGTTGACGGTACGCCAAGATGATTTTTAATAACCATTAATGTTGCGCCATCGCAGATAACCTGATTAGCCAGGCTTTCTATTTGCCCTTCTGTAACTTGTTGCACTTTTAAAATCATAATCTCACCTTAAAAAATGCCGCACTATGTAAGCTGCGGCTAATCGACATAACAAAAACTAATTTGCTCTATTAGTTAATGTTCAAGTACGAATATAAGCTATATAAAAATAAAGTCAACTAGTTTATTAAATAATTAATTTATTAAAAAAGTGGTTGACACTGGTTTTTATAATCGCTAAATTTAGCAACACAAACAAGCGAGGTTTATATGTATTTAGAATTATTAAGAGAGCAATGCGAATTAAACGGTATTACTAGCGCTGTGCAGTTGCATAAGTTTTTATGCAGTAAAGGCATCAAGTTTAACCCAACAACAGTAAACAGCTATTATCAAGGTCGCGGTGTTAGCTGTGTTGTTATCGCTGAAATGTTTAAAGCATTTGGTAAAGAATTAAAATATACGATTAACGGGTGATTTATGAGTAATGATAACTTGGCTCTTTGGGAGTCGGTTGAAAAAACCAACACAAAGTATACAAAGCCAGCAACCGTAAACGGGCGTACTTTTACAAGTATTACACCAACGTATCAGCAAAAGATGGCAACAAAGGCATTTGGCCCGCGCGGTAAGTTTTGGGGAACTGTGCCAGGCAGTGAAAGCTTTGAATATAAAGAAATAGGTAGTACAACACTGTTGATTTACAGAGCTACTTTCTTTTATATTCATAATGGTGAGCGTGGTGAACTGCCTATGGGTGCAACTGAAACCATGGCTTACATCACAAAAGGCGGTAAAGGTTATTTAAAAATTGATGATGAAGCGGATAAAAAGGTAAGGACATCAGCTGTGAGTAAGGTGCTTTCTGAGCTTGGTTTTAATGCTGATATTTTCATGGGTCTGTTTGATGATTACGATTACAAAAATCTTCGTGAAATGGAATCTCAAATTGAGCATGCTGAAAACCGAGAAAAAGCAATTGATATAAAGCTTACTGAGTGCCAGAGCTGGCTTAATAAAGAAATTGAAGCTATCAAGATGCTAACCAATGCAAACGTCGTTACAACTGTCACAAACGGTGTTGATAACCGCTTAATGCAAAAGTTAAATATTTTGAATATTAGTGATGATACTAAAAGCGAACTACAGCAAAATCTTTACGCTGTAGCACAAGAAACAATTGATAAACTAAACAACAAATAGGTGATTTATGAGTAATTATGATTTAGCAAAATTTGATAAAGTTATGGCTGATGTTGATGCTGTCGCAGAGCTTGGTAACTTTATCCCTGACATGTCAACAAAAGACGGTTACAACGCATCAAAGCGATTCGTACTAGATAATACTATGCCAATGAGAAAGGCGCTGGAAGCAGCGCACAAGGAAATTAAGTCGCCGTTTTGGGATGCGTGTAAATTCCTTGATGGTAAAAAGAAAGAGCTTTTAACTTTGATTGAAGCTGTTGAGAAACCGCACAAGGACGCATACAAAGAACATGACGCAGAAATTAAGCGTAAAAAAGAAGAAGCAGCGCAGGCGGTTCAAGCTCGATTTGATGAGTTAGATCAATATTTAATTTATAGCGCAAACCCTGATGTTAACTCAGATTCAATTCAGGGTGTTATTGATTCTCTTCAAGATGTTGATGTTTGCCCTGACTTCTTTGGTGCGCGATTGGATAATTATATCGATAAGCTTAACGTTACAATTTCACAGTTATCATCATCACTAACTCAGAAGATTCAGTTTGAGCAAATGAAAAAGCAACAAGAAGAAATGGAAGCTAAGCAGCGTGAAATCGAGCGCCAGCAGCGCGAAATTCAAGAGGCAAAAGAAAAGGCTGAATTTGAAGCTGCACAAGAAAAAAGAAGAATTGAAATGCTTGAGCTTGAAAGACAGCGTGAAATCGAGCGTAAAGAAGCAGAAGTAAAACACGCAGAAGAAATGAAGCTGCTAGCTGAAAAGCAAGAGCGCGAGCGAATCGAAGCAGAGCAAAAAGCAAAGGAAGATGCTGAGCGCATTGCGAAAGAAAAAGCAGAGGCTGAACAAAAAGCCCGTCAAACGCGCACAAAAAACAGAAATGAAGCAGCAAAGCAAATGATTGATATTGCAAATGTAACAAAAGAGCAGGCAATTTCTATCTGCAACGCAATTGCAGGTGGTGAAATTCTTTTTGTAAACTCTAATTTTTAACAGTTTAAAATAGCATGGATGCGGTATACCAAACCAAGGGGCGAAAGCCCCTTTTATTAACGAGAGTAATCTAAAATGAAATATATATTAATCTTACTTATGTCTTTTAATTTGTTAGCAAAAACAATTGAAAGCCAGCATATGCCGTTATCAATGGTGTTTAACCATGAGATGACACACAATTTAGACATTGAGCCAAACTCATACATTCACATTAAATTAACTGGCATTGATTTAAGCTACTATCCTGAGTTTACATTAACCGCGTCTGACTTTGTTTATATGACAGATAATGAAATAGTGTTTAAGACTCACGATGATGTAATTATTCCACCAGTAACAAACTTGGTACTAAGCTCGCAAAATGTAAACGTTAATGGTGATGTTGATGTCGGCATAATTAAAATTAACAACACAGAAATAAACGATATTAAACGCAAAATAACAGCCATTGATTCATTGCGCTTTAATGCTGATGATGGCTTTGTAACGCTCGTTAGCGATGCTGATTATTACCTTGGCGGATACCATGAAATTGCATTTGATATTTCAGACCGTGAGCGATACAGCGGAACGGCTTTAATTAACTCACCTGTGCGATTTTATCCAAACATTGAAGTGCAACATACAGATTACGTTGTAACAATCTCAAACGCCACTCAGCGCGGATTAAATGCAAACATTGATAATGATGTACTTTTCAACATTAAGTCAAGCTATGAGACTTACAGTGTTAATTACGGATATTCCTTTGCTGACAATTCGAGCTGGTATACTTTTTATAAACTGCAAAATAACACGCCAAAAGATTCGCAGTTAATCATCACGGCGCTGTTTACAAAGTCTGGCCCTGGCGCATCTGATATTCAAAAGTGCGAATATGACTACGGATATTTAAATAAATATGAGGCAATTAATTTGACTGGCGCAGATATTCTCGACTATTGCGGATTAACCGGCAACTATCATATCGCTGTTAAGTTTCATTCCGAACAACCTCTACTTGTTGCAAGTCAGAACGCGTCACCTAATGGGCGTACAGTTAACTTAATAGAGTAAGGCGCTTAAAGCGCCTTTTTTATAAGTACCTAACCTCATCCGGTGTTAGTGCAAAGTCCCATACTCGAAAGTTGCTGTAATTACCGTTGTATTGATTGCTGGCTGCACCTATTGGTCTACCAATAAATACTTTTGATGCTGTATCGCTTATTGGCTTTGCTGTGACGCCAAGAAACTCGCCAACCTCCTGCCCGTTCATGTATGCTTTTAAGTTTGATCCGTCAAATGTTATTACCAGAGTTACAATTTGGTCAAATGGACTATTAAATGCCATGTCATTAATATTTGTTTCGTCCGCGTATCTAAACAAGTAAGAGCCATCAGTCTGCTTCACCAGGCTTGATGAGGCAAATACTGATCCTATTTCATCGAATGAGATTATATAAGATACAGCCGAGCTTGTTTGATTTGAGTCTACATTTACATTTAAACCAAAAGAAAATGGCTCTGCCATATTCGGCATGTTGTTATAAGCGTCACACGTAACACTGTCGCCAGTCCTTGCAGCTGTTGTTGCCGCTGTTTTTATATAACTTGTTGCAATCATGCTTTTTTCTGCCTGCGCTCCAAACAGATAAAAGTCAATTAAATCAGGCTTGGCAACACCATTTTTAACTATACCTAACTTAAAGTCGAATGGCGAAACTGAGTCGACAGGCGCGGAAACTCTAACCCACTTATCAAATTCGGTTAATCCGATCACGCTTTCCTCGTCGCTGCCAAAGTAAAACTTGACACCAAAGTCATTTAAACCGGCCTGGGTTGGCACGTAAATGAAAATTGATCCGCTATGAAATCCTGCAGTTGATGTTATCGCTTGTGTAATGGCGTAAGTCCCAGGTGCTGCTCCAGCTTCAAATTTTGTCGCTAAATTAGTGCCGTATGGATCTGCAATATCCAAAGTATTACCGGTTACTGTGTAATCAGCCCCCTTGGTCCATGCGGCGTTTTGTATTTCTTCCGAGCGCGAAACAAGATTAGTTCCTGCTGGCTCGATCAAATAACCATCAATAGTTTCTGGCAACTCATTGTTAGCGGCAACTTTCAGAACTCCGTATTTATCAATATAGCGCTTTTCTGATGTTCTTAATATTGATAGGTCTGATGCGTCATTATTAGGATATATTGTTTCTGCTATTTTATTTTTTTTAAATAGCCACAAGATAGGATTGTCTATCTTTTCACGCCTAACGCTATTAAACCCTGTACCAATAGCGCCGTCATCGCCTTTCGCGCCTTTCATTCCAACGCGCTGAATTACCAGTGTGTTTTTGTTGCTTTTAGCGTCTATAATCTCAATTGGATCACTCATAGCTTGAACCTCTTAAGCTCCTAATTTGATTAAATGTTAGGGCCTTATCGTAAATTTTAAATAGCTGCAAATAGCCAGCCAGCTGATTTGCTGAACCGTCACAACCGATGAATAGCGATGATACAATTGTACTATTCGGCGAATTAAGCGCAACACTACCAAGCAACTCTGAGTTGGAGTAAACAATCATTGTTGAGCCGTCAGAAATTATTTCATATTTTTTCCTTGAACCATCAACGCTTAATGTAGTAGCACCATTAGTAACAACAAAATTACCGCCAGATATTTTCGCACTAAACTCGTCAGCATCACCGTTGCTGAATACAAATTTGTCAGATGCTGACTCAAAAGGCTCATTAAGCGTCATAACAACTGTAAACGGCATATTGCCAAGCGGCAATCTTTCGTAGTCAACCGATACAATATCAGCTGCTCGTGTAGTTGGAAATTGCGCTGTCTCTGTGTAGCTTGATAAATAATTAAACTCTAACTGAAAACCAGTTACAACAATATCGCCAGCGGATTCCGCTGTAACTGATGCGCTAAAACTTTGCAAACTGCCAGCCGTTATTGTTGCCGATACTCTTGTAAAGTCTGTTGTTAGATTTTCAATATCAATGTCCGATACTATTCCACCAACATTAGCAACTATTGAAGCAATATTTGCTGTTAGCGATTTAACCCAAAAGCTTAGCGTGTATTGCTGTCCAGCTGTTATTGTCGCTGACTGCCCGACTGTTACTGATGTGCTTGTAAATGTTAGTTTTGTGTTTTGATTTATCTTGCCGAATATATCAACTTCATCGCATGCCGATAAATCAGCACCGGCAATATCCCACGACGCCTGAGATAAGTCCTCACTATATTTTAGTAAGTTTTGTTCCTGAGGCTCGATTAATGCACCAAGTTGATTTTGTCGCAAAACTTCACCGGCAAAAGGCTGTGAAACTGTAGAGCCTGTTGTTTTCAAATAATCAGTTAGAGCTGAGCCAGTGTTAACTTGAGCGCCAAATAAATCAAAAGTTGTACCAACTGTTCCGCGAGCATTTATGTAAAAAGTGCCATTTGCGTCCTCGGCATAGCTTATGGATACTCTTTGCCAAGCGCCTGTAACAGTAATTGGTATTACTTGTATTTCTGCATTTGCGTCTTTTTGGATTGATATTTCAGTCACAGTTCCAGTGTTATTTTTAATCCAAAATGATCCTGTATAAGTGCCAGAAACTGGAACGCTGTACGGAAGACCAAGCATTAATTGACCGTTATCTTGATCAATTCTTATTGTTGATGCGTTGCTTCCGCCCAGCGGATCTGAAATTCCAGTTGCTAGCAATGTCCAACTACTAGCTATATCAGTCCACTGACTAAAATCTTCTGAGTATGTCAATTGATTGTCAATTGTTGACGCTGGCAAGTATAAGTTGTTACCGTATCTATCAATGATTGAAGCAGCACTGGCTCTTGATGCTGTTATGTCACCAATTACAGATTTTTTATTGTTTCGAAACAAGTCCAAAACAGGATTTGACAATTCTGTGTATCCAATGTCATCAACTCCAGCGCCATCAATTCCGGCTGTGCCAGTATCGCCAAGCTCACCTTCGTAAACATTTACAATTCTCATCTGGTACGCCCCTGCTCAACTTTATAGTTAATTCTTACAAAAACCTCAGATGTGCCAGTTGGATAATTAACAAGTACGTCAGAAACAAAGTTTTTGCTTGCAAGTTCGCTCGCGACTGGTAGTAAGTCTTGAGTTTGAGTTTTTGTTAGCGAAAGCCTAATCTTACCCTCTAGCGCAGACAAAATAGTTACAGTTACGTCAGCAACTTTTGTTAATGATGTATCAGTTTCAAGTAGCTGAGATTCTACAGTAGCGCCAAGTAAATCAATCGGAGTACCATCAGCCATAAGTAATTCAATGTCTGTATAGTAATCAGTGCCAGCTATGACGCACACGTCGTAAATTGGTTCGCACATTTTAATGATCTCCTGTGCCGTTTATGTATCTAATCGAGTTAGAGCCAAAGAATTGAACTGTAGCGCCACTATCAACAACACCTTTGCCAGCTATACCGCCTTGAGAGTCGTTATCTTTGCCATTTTGCCCAAAGCTACCAGTCAATCTGTCGCTTGTTCCAGTCTTACCGTTAGAGCCAATCTTTCCACCCTTCTGCGATATTACTTGACCATTTACGCCACCAATACCAGGCGAACTGCCGTCACCGCCGTCACCGCCATCAGCAGCAATAACGCCGTCAAGTGAATCACTGTTTAAATCTGGTATTGTGTTTTTAAATCCACCATCACCACCGCTTGGAGCAATAATATAACCGTCAGCAATTGGATAGGCTGCGCTTGGAGTTGGGCCGCTAAAATAAATATCCGTGTCAACTCCTTGAGCATCATAAACAGTGCCGCCATTTTCACCGGGTAACACTGGAGTTAAGCGCCATCTATTGTATTCGTAATCATAACTGGCCTTTTCACCCTGAGCACCGTCACCACCCTTAGACATCAACGGGCTACCGTTTGCCATGATTATAATTATTTTAGAGCCTGCGGCAAAATTACCCGCAACAATAGATGGTGTCGATGTTGTGTTACTTTTAGCTGTAACATTGTCAAATATAAATGTAATCGTTACAGCTCCGGCAGGCGCACCTGCATACTGAGTATAAAGGTTTATATTCGACACTGAGCCAGAGATAACTATTTCGGTATTGTCTGCAAATGACGGTTCATAACTAAGAGCTTCAACTTGATACTCTCTGCCAAAGTCGGAATATTTTGGTTTAATCTGCAATATTTGAGCGCGCGAAATTGTGCTTGGCAATCCGTTAAAGTCAACGATTGATTCAGTGTTTATTGTTGCCACATCACCGACTTTATAATTAAGCTTAACTTCCTGCGTTTTCCAAGTAAATCTACGCGGGTCAGAAAATCTATTGGTTGTGCGGTTAACAAGCAAATCAGCTGCAGTATTATTGATAATGTAATTAAAGCCAAAATCTTTTATTTTTGACTCACCAAAAGCAGAATCAAGCTCAAGCTCAGGTTTTATAAACGTCGAAGCATTTTTGTAGCTTGGTATTTCTTCTGGATCTGTTAAGTAATCTTTGTTGTAAACAATTACTGAGCGCGTATTTCTAAGGTTTTCTTCGTCCTTTACCTTTATGCTTTCAAAGTCAATTTCATTACCTTCTGTCAAAACAACGTCTGATTCTTTCCAAACGTTAACGGCTGAAACTTTGACTTTGCGCTGCACTTCGTCATACCAAGTGTTAAGCATGTAAGGCTCTAAAAACATTTTTAAAGCAGCATCAACACTCATGCTTTCATAAAATATCGTTTTTACAGTTACGCCAGCCAGCCAAGTGTCAATCTCTGCCACCCACTCAGCATAAGGTAGTCTTATTGATGGTATGCCAACATCAAGCAGCACATTATAAAGTAGGTCTGCTATATGCTCATTACGCGATACGTAGCATTTAAATATTTGATCTCCTGCGCTATGGCTTTCGGCTCTAGTGCGAGAATAAGTATCACCATCGAACTGTATCGATGAACCCCTACTTTGCACTGTTAACTGCGCGCTTGAAGTTCCTACGCTGGCTATGTTGGTTATTTTAAAAAGCTCATCACCGATGCGTATAACATCATCAATTTGATAGATAATGTCTGGGTCAACCAACAAAGTAGTTGTTGTTTCGTCAATGTCTTGTCGTAAATATCCGTATTCTTCTTTGGGCCAAACAGCTTCGCCAATGTCAACGCGGCTTAATTCGCTTTTTAGTTTTAGCGTCCATTTCCCTTTGCCGTCGCTACTGAAACCATCAGTTAAATAGTGTCTGGTCTCAAAATAACCGTCGACTTCGCAAAAGTTGTGTATTTTTACTGGATTGTTAGCAAAGTAATTTCTGGCTTTTAATTTCTGAAAAAATGTTCCCTGCGCCGCAACTTCCTCATCCACATCTGGAGCAAATGGATTTGGGTCTCCAAAATTTACAGCATCAACAAGCTGTACTGAGCCGCTGGCCCGAATGGCAAGGCCAACTTCTGGCTGTAGCTTTGTTGTGTTTTCGCTAATTCCAACAACGCACTTTTTAACGCCACCTATAACATCAGCGCCAGAATCGCTTAAATATGCAATGTCACTTTTACGTATTGGCTTATTGTAATTTGTAAACATATACAAATTAACACCAGACACATTGCCATTTCCGCTCTTAGGCGTACCAAAACCGCTATTGGATTTTGGTAGCTGTAATTCAACAATTGTATAATGTCTTTTTGCTGTCATAAGCCGTTGTAAATATCCCAGTTAGCGTTAATGTTATTCAATGTGCGCGTTTGCGGATGCGCTTTAACATCATTACCTTTGAGATTGTAACACATATAAGCAGAGTTGTTTGATATGTCAGCTTCCGATTCTCGCTCTTGCACAAACCAGTAATTTCCATCAGCGGCAAAATCTAAAAAGTCCTGCCATACTCCAAATGTAAAATCATTTTTCATATTTGCAAGTGATAGTGAGCCTTTCAGCGGTACTGCTTTTGATAGTGTGCTTATTGGTGCTGCAATGCTGTTAACTGTTGTTCTCTGCTTCACTCCGCGTCGATATGGTGCACGCGAATAGCCAGCATTTTCACCGCTATTAGGCACTTCAAACGACATACCAGCCGCACAGTATGTTACCAGTGGATTGCCTACTCTAGACTCGAACTTCACACGCAAGTCAGTAAATGCGCGAGGCTCAAATGTTACAACAACAGGACGATTTCGATTAAACTCAACGCTAGCAACAAGGTTTGCGCTTGATTCTATTCCATCAAAAACACGAATAAACGCGTTTTGTTTATCTGGCGATGCTAAGTCAATTCCAGCGCAAGCGAAGTAATTTATAGTTTCTGTCGAACCAAAACTTACTTGCATTGAATTTGGTGTTGATGCTTCATAGTTTGTGCTAAAGTCGTCGCTAGTTAAATTTTGCGGTAAGTCAGTTCCAGCGCCAACAACAACGCTTGGAATCACACCTTTTAACACGTTAGTATAAGTTATAATCATTATAAACCTCTTGCGCGCACGCTCTGCACGCCACGAATAAAGCCTGAGAATATATCCTCACCATCTTCTGTGCTAAGTATTAAGCGTTGAGTTGTAACGACTTCGCCAGCCACTTGCTCGGTTACATCTAGTGTACTTGTTTCCGGTTGAAAGTCTTGCTGTTGTGGTGCGCTTGCGCTAGGTGCGCTTGGCGCTCCGCCGCTACCTTTTTCAGCACTCAATATTGATGATATTTGCACAGCACCAGTTGCCGCAGTTATCGCAGCGCCTGCATAGTTTTGCTCTGACAATGCTTTGGTGACACCTTGTGCCGTGTTGATAAATGCCGTTGTTGCTGATATTGCTTTATTCTCTCCAAAGACGTAGTTTGCAAGCTGTATTGATTGATTAGCCAAATCAGATTCGAGTTTACCCTCGTCTTTTTTGTCCTTTTCCTTTTCCTTTCCTTCCTTTTTTTCTTTCTTGTTTTCTTTTTCTTTATTTTTGCGCCTATCTTCTAGCCGCTTTTTTTCTTCTTCATATTCCTTGTTTGCTAAATCAATTCTTGCTTGCGCGTCATTAGCGTAATTTTCTCTTGCTTCGTTAGCTAGCTCTTGCTCTAAAACAAACTTTTCTATAATAGCTTGCTTCTCTCGCTCAAGAGCTTGTATTTCGGCATCTGCTTTTTGGTCTCGCGCCTCTATCTCAACTTTCCATTTCTCTAGAGTAGCCTCAGCGCCAGCAACATCACCACCAATACCAATACTTTCCAAGCCTTGCTGCATTAAAACGTTTGCTTCTCCAACCTTTATCATTATCTCATCAATAATGTCATTGAAGAATTCCACAGCCTGCATACCGGCTTTTTTCAATGTAATCGGTAGCGTTAGAGAGAAATTAAGCCATATCTTAGCCATATCCTCAGCGAGTCCAGACCAGTCAACTTCTAAATCATTGAACATGCTCCCAGTATCACCAAGAGCTACAGACCACGCGTTAGAGTAAGCATCAAGAAATGCGTTGAATCTTTGGGTAAATGCACCGCTGGCAAACTCGTCACCGATGAATTTTAAACCCTCCTGAGTTGACTCAAGCATTAAATTTATTTCATCTTTGTACTCAACCGATATTTTGCCAAGTGTACCTTTAAATGTTTGATAGACAGATGAGAAATTCCCACTCATTTCCTCAAGTGCTGTAACATCTGACTCGCTTAGAATTGTTGTGGTTTGTGCAATTTCACTCTTTAATCGATTCATTTCGCTAGCGCCGTTTGAAAGCAGCGGTATAAGCCTAGTCGTGTCGCTCGCCATACCCTCTAGTGCGTGGCTCATTTGCTCAGAACTAACGCCTGCGGCTTCCATTTGCCTAACCATTTCGGCTAACACATCATTTCCAGACATTCCTTGAAATGTTTTTGCCATGCTAACAGCTTCACTTTCAGTAAGCTGCATGGCATCAACAAAATCCATGAATCCGCCGCCACCAGTATTCAAGAAATCACCAATCTTTTCACTGGTGTCTTTTGAAATATCTCCCATCTTTTCGATGCTAAAGCCTACTGAGTTGTAAGCGCCGGCTAAAAGTTGAGTTTCCTCGATACTTGTTTTGGTAAGATCTGAATTTATTTTTAATTCTTTTGCATACTGCGAAGATGCAGCAGCAGCAGCCCCAACGGCAGCGGCTAAAGCGGTTACAGCTTGAGCGCCAATCTTGGCGGCACTACCAACAGATCTAACACCTTTGGCGGCTGCGTTTCCTGTTATGCTCAATGCTGTTAGTGATTTAGAGCCTTTACTGGCTTTGTTTTCAAGCTGATCTAATTTGCTGTTTGTTGATTTTAACGCGGATTCTAGCTTTTGAGACTTGGCGTCTAGCTCTACTATCAATCTTTCTTTAGCCATTCTTTGCTAGCTCCGTTTAGTTCTCGCTCAAAATTGAGCATGACTGTTATATCTATTTTACTCGCATCAAGTTCATCAAAAAGCATAGATACTTCTTTGTAATCCATACCCCAAAATTCAGATGGAGCAATCTTTAACTCTTTAACTAAATGCTTATAAAAAAACCAATAGTCGAATGAAAACTCTTTTAATTCACCGGCTATTGATGCTTTGTATTGTCTTTTTTTTTAGCTCCAGCACTAAACATTTTGTCAACGTCAAACGCTATTTTACAAATAACCAGAGGCCATGGCTCGCAAAATTCATCTTGATCGTCTGACACTTTCCAGCCAACCCTAAACATAGCGTCCGCAATTTCATCAAGCGGTATTGTATCCTCTTTTCTTATTAAGCAATGAATAAGCTTTGCAGCTGTGTCAAAGTCAATTAGAGAATACAAACTAACAAGCCTTGTTAAATCGTCCGACCCTTTAGTTTTGATGTAAACATCTGCAAACCTGAGCAACGTATACCACAAGTCTAGACCTGTTTGTTCATGAAATGAACGCATAGCGCCAAGCGTTAACTTGGCGTTATATGTTTTATAGCAGAGCTTAATTTCCATT